CCTTATAGAGGTAGTCCTCGTTGTCGGTCAGAGGTGTTCCGAAGTCGACGTTGTCGTAGAGATCGGCCCGATACTGCAGCGCGGTGATGGCATAAACCCCACCTTCCTGCTCCTCCACCGACATCACCCGGTAGGGCAAGGCTTCGACGGTGCCGCCTTCCAGCAAGAACGGGAAGGTCGGATCAGGTGCGTTGCTGCCGGTGGCCAAGGTCAACGTGGTGCCGCTGACTGAAGTGACGTTGCGGGTGCAAAGCACCGGATCGCCATCAGAGTTGGCGCACATAAAGCTCAGCTTTGCTGAGGTCCAAAAATCTGTCGGCAGGTTTCCCGGCACCGCATCGATCACCACGTCATTGCCTGACACGGAAAGGATGCGGCCACCAAGCCGCCGACCGCCTTTGGTCGAATCAGCGATCTTGATCAGATCGCCAGGGCGGATCGCGGAGCCAATTTCATTGACCCGGAAGGTGCAGGTGTCGGTGAGGAGCTTTTCACTGAGCAGCGCCCACCGTGCAGCCCGCAGCGCCTGCCCGCGACTGGTGACACCCATAAGGCGCAGGTCTAACGGCCTGTAGCCAAAACGGGCCAAACCATCGTCATCACTGACATATTCGACCTTCGGCTGATAGTTATCTGAGGGGTCATCCCAGCTCACCAGCACCACCGTGTGCCGGGCACGCATTGCCGCACCGCTGTATTGGAAGTTGCCCTGGCTGACCTGCCCACCACCATCGAATTCTTCAATGGTGTTCGCTTCGTTGAACGTGAAGATGAAATCCTTGGGCCGGTCCTGAACGTTGATGACCGTTCCTGAGGCGTAATACAGCAGCCCCCGGAAGATTGACGCCAGCTGCTGCAGCGCAGTCCAGGCTTGCTCTCCGGTCTGCAGGACCAGATTGCAGGTGAAACGAGGTTCGGTGTCACCCGCCTCGTTTTTCGGAACCATCTCGTCGCAATACTTGGCGATCGAATAAAGCGACCATTTGTCGAGTTCATCGCTGCTGATGTAACTGCCGAGCCCATAGCGGTTGTTCACCACGATGTCCCGCATCACCCAGGCAGGGTTATCGGTCCACGCCTTCTTAAAAGTGCCGTCCCAGTTGCCGGCATACGCCCGAGTGTCTGGGGTGTAGTTGCTGGGCACATCAACGATCAGACCCTTGAGATCAACGTCGACCTTCGGGAGCGAACCGTATTGATCAGCCCTGATGCCCATGCTCAACATTGAGCTGTAGGGATAAACCAGCCGCTCATCAAGCTGCATCACAACGGTGGAGAAGCTGAACATCCCCTGGTGTTGCGTGTCTGACTTTGCAGCGTTCGCTTGATCGTCGTCATTGGTCAGACGGGTGACCTTGATCCGCCAAGGACCGGGGCCATTCAGCTCAAACTCAAACTCTCGCTGGAACTGACCGGAGAACTTGCCGCTGATGTATAGCTTTTCCCCGAGCGGTTTGTATTCCGTGCCGTTTGCATCGGTGTAGTCGATCTGAAATTCAGTCCACCAGCCGAGAACATCACCGTCCTGTCTGAAGCGAACCAAGCTTTGCCAGGTCAGCAGAACTCTGGCTCGATACTTTGCGCCGGGCTCAACGCCATTGACCGACTGCGCGATGGGGAAGTCACGCTTAACGATCTTGTCGACGCCGGTGGGAGTGCTGACGTTGCTGAAGCCAGGAACACCGGTCTGCTGCCCGGTGGAGGTGCCAGCGGGGAGGCCATACGACAGCACCAGATCCTCTGGCTGTGGGCTGACGTCACTACCAACTCGAATAGGGGTGTCGTCTAGGTACACCGACTTCTCGAGGCCCTCAATGCTCTTCCCCTCCGCAGGGCCCCAGATCTCGCCTTCACACAACAAGAACTGCATCTGAGCAAAACTCAGCGAGCGCAGGCCGGGACTATCGCGGGTGTACTTCGGCTCACGGACCTTGCCGCCGCCACCGCCGTTATTGCCCCCACCACCGCCGCCACCGCCGGCGCCATAGATCAGCTTCTGCTTTTTCATCAGCTCAGCTCCGTGGCGTTGACGTAACCCAGCAACCCTGAGGTGCCGCTCACGTCGATCTCTCGATCATTCGGGTAGTTCCGCAAATCGAAGCTGACGACACGGGGACCGCTCACCCGTCTTCGCCCATAAAGAAGCGGCACAACTTCGCCCTGACCCCCGGTGCCCTGGTTGCGGCTGAACAGGTTGGATTGCAGGTCCGCTTCCCGTGCTGCTTCCACACCAGAAGTTGGGTTCATGCTTGGAGTTGGCGTGATCAGCGTTGCGATGCCTGATGCGACCAAGCCACCGCCGAGCAGGCCCACGCTCAACATGGAAGTGAGGCCAAAGGTTGCAGCGGGAACAAACACCGCAACGGCAATTAAGGCGATGCCAGCAATGATTTGGAGGGCCCCACCGTTGCCACCCGCGCCTTGAATCACAGGGGCCAACACAATGCAATCAGAACCGGTCTGCTGAGTCAGCTCGTCTTCCCCAATTCCATTGGCGTTATCGGTCACAATCCGCCACGCAACACCACGTTGATGCTGCTCTAAAACCCAGCCGCGAAACTCTGGGAAAAGCACTGACAAGGCCCGCACAGCTTCGGCAGGTGACTTAACAGCAAGCCTGAAAACTCGCCCAAACTTCCTGCCTGCTACACCAAGCAATTTGACCGTCTTGAGGTTCTCCATAACGGCGCCGGGCGTATCACCATTCTAGTTTTTCTTTCCCACCAGCTTCCGTAACGATCGAGCCGGCTTTCACGTTCCCCTGGGTGGTGAAGAAAGCGCTGGTGATCAACAAAAACGCCGACGTGATCAGTGTGGCCGGCATGATCACCCAAGTTCATCAGGATGATGTCGCCCTCTTGATAAATGCCATTGGTGACAGGCTTGCCAACATTGAAAGCTTCGTCGTCGAATGGTGTGAATCCGGGCTTATTCCATTCGCCCCATTCACGTCTAGGCCATGGCGGCAGCGTGACACCCAAGCGCTGCAGCTTGTCACTCACCAGGCTGTAGCAGTCGTAAACGCCGTAACAGAAAGGCCGGCCTAGCAACGGCGCTTCCACCCCAGGCTGCACCTGGTGGAACTTGCCGGACCCAAGGCAATACACAGCCCACGGCACCGTGTCCTGAGCCAATACCTGCTGATCCAGCGGGCTGAAGCCGTCCAGCACCAGGTGGGAATGCCAGATGCCTTTCAGTCCGGTTTCTTCTGCTTTGGCATAAGCCAGCGGGTCGATTGAGAACTGCGTGGTGCGGTCCTTCGCCATGTTCGGAACACGGGTGACCTTGCCAGAGTTGAGGACAAAGCCGCAGCTTTCCTCTTCTGGATCGACAGAAGCCAGTGCCGCGATCTGAAGCTTCTCCTCTTCAGAAAGCCAGTTCATAGGGTCAACCCAGGGAACCCGCCGTAATTCAGAGCGCTATACGTTTGCGTGATTGGGTCAAAAAAGCGGAGCTTGCAACTGCTAAGCCGTTTGCCGCAAACGTCACCGGCATCAGAAGGGCCACCGTCTGCAATCCAGGCAGCCAGCAAGGTGTCGTAGGTGGCCTTTTTGGCGTTGTAGTTCAACACCGCGTTGTCATAAGGAATTTTGGCGGCTGCCTCTGCTGCCTGCGCTGCGGCATACGCCGCCTGAGCATCCGCTAAGTCCTGCTCTAGCTGGCTGTCATCAAAGGTGAATCCCCAACGCTGGATGCCATGAAGGGCAACCCCTGAAAGTCCATTCGCATATCCAAGCTCTCGGTATTGCCCCTTTCGATAAAACGGACCAGCTGGGACACCAGCACCCGCCCACTTCGCACCAACGAAAGCTCCCTGCGTGGGTCCGCTGTTTGTCGTCGCGTAGTAATAGCTGTTCCGGTCGTAGCGCTCCTCAATGAAAAAGGAGGTCCCGTTGTAACTGTCCAGGCTCGCCTGCGCTTGGTCCATGTCGGCCTTCGCCAGCTCTGTGGCGTTCTTTGCCGCGAAATAAGTCTCCTGGGCGGTAATCATTGCCGCATAGGCATCAGCCGCCTCATCCCTTGCGGTTAGCAGCGCCTGAATAGCAGGGTCATCGCTGGTGTTCAGAAGGTTGTCGCTGGCATCTGCAATTGGTGGGCCGGCGTAGTCACAACCCTCACCCCGATACACAAACGGGCAGGTGTAACGCAGCGCCCTGCGCCGGGGGATCGTCACACCATCTAGATCAAAAGCAGTGCTGAGAGCAAAGCTGACAAACAGCTTGTTCTCATTGCTCTTCTGCTGAACGAACCACGTTTCATCCGGCCAGTGGGAACTGGTATCCGGGCTGCTGCCACTATCAAGGTGTCGGGCCAATACCCGCCGGCGCGTCAGCTTGGCGCCGACCAGGTCTTCCCACGCATTCACAAACGCGGTGAACTCAAGACCGATGTTGCTGATTTGCAGGCTTGGTGACGGGGGCACACCAGAGGTCTGCACCGTGAAGCCCGTCGCCTTAAACGGAATTGGCGCGTAGGTCAGGCTGTCGTAGGCAACATCCTGCCCATCGGTGACCAGCCAATTGCAAAACCGCAAATAACGGTTCGCAGGATCGATCGTGGGATTAACGGGCTGGAAGTCCAGCGTCCACAGGTCGATGATCGCGTCGCCCTGAAGCCCCTGCAGATCCTTGTTGTCCTTAAACGTCCGGTCGGAAGCCATCAGGTGTAGAAGCGCTTAATCGAGAAGGTGAGCTGGGCCAACTCGCCGGTCTGGATGTTCCATTCCCAGGCCACGGGATCAAGGATCCAGGTCTCCGCCGTGGAGGCGTAAGGCTCCTTCCAGGTGAAGGCCTGAGCTCCATTGGCGATTAACTGCGCCTCCAGCTCCTGCACCTCCGCAATCGGTCTCAGGGGGGTGCTCAAATTCCAGCGGATGTCCACTGGATTCAATCCGTCCTGACGGCGGGCCATGTAGCCGTCGCCGTATTGCTGCTGAAGCGTCCGGAATGACACCGCACGGGTCGCGCCCAACTGCGGGCACAACGTGTTCAAATCCAGTGGGCCTTTGCAGTTAACGGGCATGGGTCACCTCGAAAGAATGCCGCCGGGACGCTTCTCCCGGTTGATGATCGAGACCGTTGACGCCTCGATCATTCGCGCCAAACGAGAGGCTTCCTCGGCCTGGCTGCCCTGACTGGAGGCCTGGACACCACCATCTGCGTTGACGGTGATGTTCACGCTTGTGTTCCCGCCACCGAGGTCGCTCATCGGAGTGATGCGAGCTGGGCCATGAACCACCTCCGGGCCTGACTCACCAGCGATGCCCCACTTGCCCGCGCCCAGCGTTCCGCCATCAGCGAAGAAGCCGCCGAAAAGACCCTTGGCGGCTGGGCCAGTGCCACCGAAGCCGAATAAGGCACCCTTGATCAACAGCTTCGCGATGTCCTTCAACGTTTGCTGCAGCATCTCGTTGAGTTCTGCAGTGCCGTCGATTAGGCCATCGATTGCCGATCCAACAGTGCTCTCAAGCTGGTTGCCGATTGCTTGAAGTGCCGCCTCTACGTCGGTGAGTTCCTCTTTGACCTTTTTCACGCTTTCGGCTGCCAGCCCTCCCATGGTCTTCCCAAAGTTCGCAGCCGCATCTTCAAGAGTCCTGAGATCCTTTGCGTTACGGACTGCGGCGGCCTGACTGATTAAGCCTTCTTGCTGGAGAGGATCAGCGGTCTTTCTGATTCGTGCGACCGCGTCTTCATAGTCATAAGCGTTCTGAAGCAGCTGCTTGTCGAATTCATTTCTGGTCTGTAGGAGCTGCAGCTGACGGGTGAATTCAGTGCTCAGCTTTTGGCCTTCGGCCAATTGCTTCTGTAATTGCTTGGTTGCTTTATCACTGCCAGAAGTCCCACCAAGCAATGCTGGAATTTCGGTTGAGCCCAGAGACTTCACCTTTTCCTGTATCAATCCAACATCACGGGCAACACCCTTCAAAGCTTCCTGGTAGATCTCCAATGCCTTGGTGCCAATCTCTCCTTGGCCAAACTTGCCAAGCTTTGCCAGACGCTCTGCTTCTTTGAATGACTCGTCAAAGAGAGCCTTCCTCGATTTTGGATCGAGCTCACCCGCCGCATAGAGCTTCCCCTCAAGGTCACCTTGCAAGAACAAACGATTGAAGCCTGAGATCAATTCATTGACCTGATCCAGCAGTCCCTTCAAAACTGGCGAGAGGACCTGACCAATTCGCTGAGCAAACCTTGTGACGTTGTCCTGCAAGGTGCTGAACTTGCCAGCCAACGTGTCTGATTGAGCGATGGCGCCGTTCGCATACTTCCCGCCCTTGGTTGTCAAACGAGTGATGGCAAGCTCAACAGCTTCTGCACTGATCCGGCCCTTCTCAAGCGCCTTCCTGAACTCTTCTCCAGTCAGGCCATACATCTTTTGCAGTTCGTCCTGCAGGCCAATCCCACGTTCTTGAAGCTGCAGCAGCTCTTCACCTTGCAGACGACCCTTGGCCACGATCTGGCCATAGGCAGTTGCAATCCCATCTAGCTTTGCGCCCGTTGCACCAGCAACGTCACCAAGCCGTTTGGTTGTTTCAACCAACTTGTTGGTGTCAACGCCAAACGCCTTCAATCGCTTAGCGGTATCGATCAGCTCGGTGCTAGTGAACGGCGTAAAAGCACCAAAATCCTGTAACTCCTGAATGATGTTTTGCGCGTCTTCCAGGCTCCCCGTTAATGTCTGCAGACTGCGTGTCTGCGTCTCTAGCTCAGCAGCGCTTGCAATGCTGAACTTCAATCCTTGAATCGCTGCCGCGGTGACACCAAGTGCCGCCAGCGCGCTAGTCAGCTTTCCGAAACCTGCGGTCAATGACTTGAGGCCGCCGGAGGCTTTCTTTGCACTACTCCCAAATTTTTTGATCTTCTTCTCTGCTTTGGTGAGTTTGCCGCTCACCTTCTCCAAATCCCTTTCGAGCGTCTCCATTCGACGCTCTAGCTTCTGAAGGTCAGATAGGCCTTTGACCTTTACGGGAATATCAATGGGGGCTGTAGACACCGCAAGGCCGCCGATAATTCAATTCTATCGACGGTTATTGCGTGCTTTTTTCATCGCTTCTTCGTGCTCGTCATTGACCAGCCCGAAGTAGACATTCCAAAGCTGAAGCTCTGCATAGGTCATCTCACGCCGAAGCTGATTCAGCGTGAGACCTAGTTCCTTGCAGACGTGCAATTCAAGCAGCAGCAGGTTTTCCCTTTTGAGCTGGCGCTTCGCTGCTTTTCATGTCGAACCGCACCACCTCATCTTCTTCATCCTCATCATTCATTGCTTTCAGCAGCTTGCTCGCTGTCTTCAAAGACAGAGCATTCATCAGGAATGGGATGGCATCCGTTTGGTATTGAGGCCGGCCTGCCTCATCCATGGCTTTCATCACAAACAGGCGAGCTGTGCTCTCCAGCAAGTCGTCGGTGTTCTTCGACTGCTTTTTGGCAAGCTGAAACTCTGCGATGGTCATGGGCTTTGACCAGAAGGTCAAGTCCTCTCCATCGATAAACAATTCATGCTTGGTGAGCTTGTTTTCGCGACCAGCAATCGCGATTAGCTTGTCGAGCTGACTCATGAATAAGTTGCCGCTACAAGAAAAGATTAGCGAAGGTAAATGGGGCGACATAGCGACAAGCCGCCCCACCACCCTGTCAGCCCTGCAATTGGCATGACTCCCCAATCGTAACGACACAAAAAAGCCCCGCCGAAGCGGGGCCAGGTGAGGGGGATCCCTCCAATTCTGACGAATCAACCAATCGCAGTCTTGAACAGATGCTTTGGATTGTTGACAGAGAAGGAGACGGTTGCCTCAGTTGGATCATCAGGGTTCACGCTGGTATCCATGCCGGTCAGGCTGATGTCTGCCTCGATATACATCGAAGCGGACAGGTCAGGCTGAGGGTTGGTTGCATCACCATCGGAGACAGTGTTCAGGAACAACCGCACCCGAGCACCTTCCTGGCTTGACAGCATGATGTTGTCAAGCAGGCGAGTTCCCAAAGCAAGGTCGTTGTCCGAGAACAGCACAGTCATCTCGCCCGTTCCGCTGGCATAGCCAGGCTGGGTAGAGCGGAATGCTGCGTATTTGCCACCACCACTGCTAGCTGACACTCCGCACGGCAAAGTTGTCGTGTCAAGCGTCTCCCTCTCGATGGAAATCGACCACTCTTTGATGTTACAAATAGCGCCGAATGGGTCGTATTCGACCTTGATGTGACCGGCTGAATTGGCAGTAGAAGTTCCACCATCACCGTTAAGGGTGATTTCTGTCCCGCCCTTTGTGGAAGACACGCTGATGGTGGTAGCAGTGGTTGCCACCACGTAATACTGATCTCCTGCAGTCAAAGCAGAGTCGATGTTTCCACCGTCCTCTTCGGTGAAGACGACAGGATCACCCACACGGAAGTCATGGGTTGCAGGCACTGTGATGACAGTGCCAGCGGGAAAGTCTTCGTAGTCCTCCAGACAGAACTTGGTGCCGGCAGGTGTGAAATACACCGAACCGTCACTCCCGCTTAACGCGGAAGTTGAACATGCGACAGGCATGGGAGCCTCATGAAAAACAACAGCGGGGGCGTTGTTGTCTTTGGGGGCTAAGACTTCTTCAGTCTAACGAGGCCATAAATGCACAACTTGTATTGACCATTGCGTAAGGCTGATCGCCCGAGAGAAGAGGGACAGGGCCATTCACGGGGCCTGCTTTGACCTTTACAGCACCACCCCAGTCGTAGAGAGTGTTCATGATCTGCATGGAGACAGCACCAAACTCCTCCAACGCCTTCATTCCGCGCCCACGTGGCGCATAAGCCGCAATCTGCAGATTGCCGTTGATGTGCTCCACCATGCCCTCTTGCTGACAAAGGACGGGAATTGTTGTGTCGGTGTAACTGATCGTGCAAACCACATAAGGCAAAGCCGGTGGCGTCTCCTGGACGTTGTCAAACACAACTTCAACAGGAGGATTGAGGTTCCCAAAGGCGGTGTGAACCTTGCTCTCAATGTGGGCTCGAATTGCAGCGAAGCTCATTTCACCTTCCTCAGCCAGTAATCAAATGCTCGCTCGGCGTCTTTAGCCAGGTTGTTCTCAATTCTGGTGTACCAATCAGCAGCACCACGCCGCCCGCCCTTTGCATAGAGCGGATCTGTCGCCACCCGGTTGGCGTAGGGGAGCGAATTGCTGATCCAGTGATCTGACTTCATCGTGATCTCAAAGTCAGGCTTCGGGTTCCGAACCCGGCCAGCACCAGGCTCAGCCCAATTCTCTGAGCGTGTGCTCCGGTTGGGAGCACCCTGGCCGATAAACCAACTGGAAGCCATCCGACCGGTGTCAACCGGGTTGGCCTGGCTCAGCTTCGACTGAGTGAGGGTGATGAACCGCGCAAGTCCTTTGTCCATCGCCTCGTCAATCTGCTTGACGAGCTCAGGGCCTCGAAACTTCTTTCCCATCAGTTCGCCCTCGCAATGATCTTGCTGGCGATCAACGCCTTTGAGCTGTAGGTGGGGTCAACCTCCACCACCTTCCAAACGGTGTTGTCGTATTCGATGGTGTCACCGGTTTTGGGGAGGAACGGCAACCCTGTGGAGCTGTGTTGGAACCACAGGCGCAGCTCGTAGTCTTCACCCACGCCACCGGCTTCTGTGCGGCCCCTGGAGAGGACGCCAGCGCTCACGGTGAGCTGCTCAATGTTCTGTGTGACCTCGCCGGTCGAAGGGTCATAACCAGGCCCCTTGTTGCGGAAGTAGGTCACCGATGTGGGGAAGACGCTGTCGATCAGCTCGACCGCCACGGGCATGAAGGTTCCATCGATGTCCATGTCAGCTCCTCACGCGAAGGATCACCTTTGCCGCAGACCCACTGCTGATGTCGGCCCAACATTTGAGGATGTCCCGAAGCCAAGGGAAGGCATCGATCACCTCAGGATTGGAGCAAACGGTGCAGGTGTCGCCGCCGCCGCTGCCGACAGGGAAGGCACTGAATTCCTGGACTAGGTCGCCGAGCTGATTCTTGGACACGTAGACCCCAGGAGGTGTTGAACCTCCACCGCCGGGTGAACCGGTGATCGCGTCAGGGTTCATGACCAAGTTGTATGCGAGCAGCATTTGTGCTCGCTTGATCTCAGCCGGGACAAGAGTGCAAACCGCCTCAATCCCATCGCATGAAGCGCCCGAGCGGGGCCAAGAAAGGGCCTGGGGGAGGCTGGCGTCATTGCTGGAGGGGCTGCACCTTTGGCCCTTCCAATCAAGTGTTTCAAGCCAACTGCAAGCGCTCACAATCGCAACAGTTCGCTCATCCTCTGTCTTGGCTAACCAGCTAGCTCCCCAGGATTGCAATCCGGCATAAGTGTCCATCTCCGCGCCGGTTACATAGGAGTTCGACAGCGTGCCCCCCACCAGCGCAACAACATCTACATAGGAGGCCATCAGACGAGTTCCGTGTGATAGACGATCCACCCAAGTTTAGTTAGCTCAAGGTGTTTGAACCTTGCTTCATGGCGTGGCACGTCCACCAGCATGAAGTCATCCTTCTGTTGGCAATAGAGGCGAGCAAGTCCGATCACGTCCGGGGCTCCGGGGTGTCACTGCCCTTTCATTCTGACCAAATAAAAAAGGCCCCCGAAGGGGCCCTTGATGTTGTCTCGCTGATCTGATTTTAGATCAGGCAGCAATGCCACCGCCATTGACGTTGGTGACAAGACGCACCGCGTGAATGTTGCGGGGATCCTTAAAGGCAAGGCCCCAGTTAGAGCCGGTTGCCAGTTGTGCATTGGTGGGATGATCCGAGGCGGAAGCCCAAGAAGTTCCAACAATGTGGTGAACCTGGCTGTAAGTAACAGCCATGGAATCTTGTAAACTGGCGATGTTCCTTTCTGTCTCAATTTTGATCGGGAACTGAGAACCAGTGCGGATAACTCCGTTGCCGAAGATATACGAAACATACTGGTTGTTTTCACCGGTAGCGCCAATTACGGGCACCATCGAATCAACAATTACTTTGAAACCGTTATACCACCCCAAAACTGTCGATGAAACTCCAATTCCACCCCCACCCCATTCCAGATTGCTGGAAGGAGTGACACCAGCAGGGCTGGAGAAGGTCAATTGACCTTGGAGTTGAAGTTGAGCAGCAACCAGTGGGTGGACAACAATGGTGCCCAGCTCTTGAGCATGCTCACCCAGCAGATACTGAGCACCAATCACGTTCTGCAGAGAGAACATGTTGGAGTCAGTTTCAGAGCCAGCGGTGGCTTCAGAGACGTCCAGGCTGTTGGCAGCCAGGGCGGTGTCGAAGATGCCTTCCAGCTGGTTCACCAGCTTCTCGGTCTGCTTCTTATTCAGGGCAGCAGCAAGCTTGGTTCTGATGTGAGCAAGGGCGTCCTCGCCGGTTTGATATTGACTCAGATCGTCCATGCTGTGCATGAAACCACGAGTGCAATACGGCGCATATTGCGTGTCGGCGGTGATACGTTGCGAGGTGTAATAGCCCGCTCCGTTGTCACCCCACGTAGCCGAACTGTCAACTACTTCCTCTGCTGGGTCGAAAATATCAAAGAACGGCATTTCAATGCGCGTTCCAGTGATATTGTTCAGACGATTGTCAGTCGCAAGAACACCAGACTGCACAAAAAGGCAACGCTCATATAGGTCCTCCGCCAAATACCTGGCGAAGGGCGCTGAAGTCGCAAGCCTTGTGGGAGAAGCAATCCCATCGGGTTGCGCTGAGCCAAAAACGGATTGGTCTGGGGAGGTGCCCCAGTTGTAATTAACGGCAGCAGCCATGATCAGAAAGTGGGTTGGTTTATCAGCCCGCAGCCTTCAGCCGCGCCACCTCGTTCGTCCCCTGGATCCGGTCCTGCTCTTCGAGCAGGATCTTTTCCGTGAACGACATCGATGACCACGTCTTACCGCCAGCGGTTGTGGTGCTAGATCCCATTGCGCTCATTCCTCGCGCCTGAGAACCGTTGAAGAACATCTCGAAGCCACTGCCGGGCGTCTTGAGGTTGTCGAGGTGTTGCTGAAGTGGAACCTGAACGCCCCCGGACAGGGCCACCACAGAACCGGACTCATCAAGCCTCAGACTGTCGCCAATGATCTTCAAAAGATGGTCTGGAGCATTCACGCCGGACTGGGTGAACGCATTAACGGCTGTCGCCTTGATCTGCTGCTGCTGGAACTGAGACTTCAGCTCTTCGATGGTCTTATCCCGTTGGGAAAGCTCATCCTTGAGTGAGTTCACAGTGCCGGCGGCTTCTGACCAGAGGGTCTTGTATTCCCCCTGTTCAGCCAGTTGGGCTTGTTTCGCCTTCTGGTGGTTGTTTTGCAGATCGTGGATTTGACGCTGCAAGTCTTCCTGTGATGCCAGAACGTTCTTCTTTTCCGAGAGCAGCTTTTGGTTGTTGGCCTTCAGCAGCTCGATTTGGTTGAGAAGAGAATTGACATCAGGACCGCCCACTTGGGCTTGAGCCTCATCCACTTGGATGTTTTGCTCTGGTGTGTCAGACATGCGTGAGAGAGTGGAACAGGAACTCCACTTGGAGTTGTTCACAAACTAGCGAAAGGAAAAAGACGCGCTATCTATTGCTTCTTCTTCAATTCACGCAATGGGATCCACTGCGTTTCTCCAGGCCTTCCGCGAAGCATTGCTTCAAGGATTTGCTGAGGGTCTTTGTTAAAGCGTTCCAGCTCCCGCTTGAAGTAGTTCGCTCGCTTTTGCCCTGCACCGCCACCGCCAAAAGCCTCAACAAGGCTGGTGTTGCTACTGGTTGCCCATTTGGCCAACAGGTCGGAATAACGCGGTGGAGGAGTGTCACTGTTGAACTTCACCGTCTTTCGGTAAAACTCTTTGCCGTTCACCTTCACCGGTGTCTTGTAAACGCCCTTGGTGAAGTTGCCTTTGTATGGGCCTTCTTTCTTCTCCCTGATCTGAATGCCTGTGCGCTCTTGATTCGCCCAGTCCTCATCCTCTGGGTCGATCAGCAGACACTGGCACCGGCAGTTCGGATGAAGGGGCCACTGAGGCCTGCTGCTGTCGCCCTCATCCCAACGCCTCATGTCCAAGGGCATGCACTGGCTGCACACACGTGAATCGAGGGCCGCAGACCACTCCCACACCAAACCCTCAAGAGCATCGGCATTGGCCTCATAGACCGCCTCTTTCACCTCACGGGCCATGTCCTGCGTTGCCGTCCTGGCCACCGCCATTGCCTGGCCACGGATCTGCTTGGCCACTGGAGCTGTCAACCGCACACCTCGAACGCCTGAGATCGTCACATCCGTTGCGATCTGATCGGCAATCTCACTGGTGGGTGTGCCATTGAGAAACCCTGTTCGCACGCGGGTGTCGATCGTCTTGAACAACGCCTTGTTGATCGCACCTTCCTGGCTGCGCCCATCGAGGTTGAACAGCCTTTTGATCGAGCTTCCATTGACGCTTGCATTCAGCGCCAGTGATGTTGCGGTGGGTGCGCCCAGC